GTTCACGCTCCAGATTGGTCAGGAGGCAGTTTCTGCTTTAACCATTCGGGGGCGCACGTGTTTGGTCACTCGCCATATGTTCTACAAGTCGGATGAGTTTGGGAAGGTTTCCCTTATTCCTGACGGAACTATGGTGTGGTGTTCATTTCCGCGCTTCAAGGTTCAGGGTTTTCCCTTTACCTCGTCTATGCTTGGCAACATCCTTCCGGACGTTGACTCGCTTTCTTTTGATATTTGCACTTTGGAACTTCCAGAAGCTTTCGCCTCACGGCGAGATCTGACGGAGATGTTTCTTCCTGCAAGTAAATTGAGTAAATTTCACCAATTCAAACACATTCTGTACGACTGTGGCAATACTAAGGATTCGGGACGGGTTTCACTTGTGGAATCCCCCCTCTCTTGGGAAGTTGCTTCGTCTGGTGTTGGAAACAATACCTACATGAATCGTTACTTTGAATATGTTGGCCTTGAAAAGGGCGACTGTGGTTCTCTCCTTCTGGGGGAGCTCAACGGTCAGCTTAAAATTTTGTCTATTCACGTCGCATCTCGTATCCGGCGTCTAGGCCCTTCAGTGGGTCTGGGCGCTGCGATTACCAGCGATATGGTAGGCAAGATTCAAGCTCAATGTGGTGTTTCTTTACCAAAGAGTGCTCGGCATGAGGATCTTGATCCTATTTACGAGTACTTGGGTGATGTTACTGTGCGGCCTCCTTTTCCTAGGCCATGCGGTTTTCAGCTTAGCGCTATCTCGGGTTCACCTGAGATTGCCGCTATTCAAAAAGCTCCCTGCGTTATGGGCAATCCCAAAGATCCTCGGATCATTGCGACTGGCTATACTGAGCTTGACATCACTATTATGGAAATGAATCGCCTCGGGAAAGACAAATTTGTCATTCCAGAGGAAGACTTACCTCACATTCGTGAAAGTCTACAGATTGAGTACATCCGCGCTGGTAAACACCGGTGTCAGGCTCGATTGCTTACGCTCGACGAGTGCCTTAACGGGTCTCGTGAGTTTTCGCGTATCGTTCCTTTGGATTATACTACATCTCCTGGGTTTGATTACAACCAGCGTGTTCCATCCGGAACGAAGGGGAAGAAATTCCTTTTCACCGGAGAGAACGGCGCTCGCACTGTTTCAGATCCTGTTCTTGCGCAGCGACTTGTCGCTACAGAAGAACTTTTCCTTCAGGGCACTGTTCCATTTTGCCCCTTCACTTGCGTGAAGAAGAGCGAAATTCGCTCTAAGAAGAAGAATGATGCGTGGATGACACGTGTTATTAACGTTGCTCCTGTGGAGCACACGATTCTTTGCAAAAAGTACTTCGGTGCTTTCTTGCATTTTCTCATGAACAACAACGCT